CCATAGGACAGCCGATGCAACCAACACGCTTCTGTCCTTCGCAGTAAAGCGGATTGATGGGCAAGTGTTCGCTGTGCGTGTAGTCCCACACATCATCGTCAGACCAGTCCACGATCGGATTGACGGTCATCTTGCCCTTGATGCTGCACGTTTCAAAAAGCCGCCTTTTTTCATCATTGTCTCCCATAAGAATGATGCGCTTCTCTTTGTCTTTGTGCATCAGCTCCATCACGCCACGACTATTCTTTCTCCGAGCGGATTCAGCCCAACGAACGCCAGTAGCAATAAACCGATTTTTCCCTGTGTTCTCTTTCAGAACATCACAGCAATACCGCACAAGTCGCGTTGGCGGCATCAGTTTTTGAGGAATCAGTGTCCACATGGACACGGGCTTGTCCTTGTATCGTGGCATAACGATGGAGCATTTGATTCCACGTTCTTCCATCGCCTTGAACTGCTCACGGATGAAATAGACCGTCTCCGGCGCATCTGCTGTGGTGTGGCTGTTGACCACCTCAAAGTTGATTCCTGCACGTTCAGCCAGCGCCACAAGCACCTGTGAATCCTTACCGCCAGAGTATGTGACCATCAACGGTTTCTTTTGCCGATGCTCAGACAGCCGTGCAGCGTCCTGCAACCGTGCGATAGCAAGCTGTTCCTTATCCATTGTTACTTCCACCTAACGTCCTCCCTCCACCTAACGTCCTCTATAATGTTTGAATTTTCAGGTGTGCAAAACTCGCACAGAGTACATATAGTTTTCCTTCCACAAATCGGACAAATAGGAGTTTTCTTATTATTTGCCATCGCAGTTGCAACTCGTGCATCACCCACAGAAATGGCAGTATTGCAGAAGTAACAAGTGAATGTTGCTCTTTTAATACGGCAAAACTTTGAATTTATTGAAGTGATTTCCAAAATAGCTTCTGCCGAAAATATTGCCATCAGCTCCACCTTTCTCTCAGCTCTTTTTCGACCTGTTCTGACTTTGCGGTGATGTAATCTGCAAACTCGTCAGGGGTCATGTCCTCTTCTTTGAACTTGCCGACCATCTCCCAGTACCTGTCGCCGATACGGATGATTTTCTGCACCTGTTCATCGGTCAGGTCTGCATCGCACCGAAGGTTCTGAATCAGTGCGCCCCATGTGGCAGCGATTCCATCCAGAGCCATGCGAAAGCCGTACAACTGGTTCTGCCGTGCAATTTTGCGGAGGTTGGCTGACATTGCCTGCTTGCCAGACGAGGGGTGGTTTCTGTGCTTATTCATCTGACTGCTCCTTGTCTTGAAGGCGATGGAGCCAACGGTAGTATTTTTCGCTTGCAATAATTCCAATTCGCTCATACGCTTTTCTGTCATCCAAAAAACCAAGAGCGGCCATGCACACCATAACATCTGCGTATTCCTCTTCAAATGCTTTTCGGCATTCCTCAACGCTCTTCGGTGTCGGGTTCGTTCCATCCAGCGCACGGCGCAGCTTCAACGCAGCCTTGGCCAGTTCGGACGCTTCTTCTGCCAACTGCGCCAAGATTTCGGTCTTAGGCAGAATGTCTGAAACTTTCTTACTCACTTTTGTTCTCCTTTCAGCCAGTCGTTCAGCTTTGCCATGCAAGAGGGACAAAGGACAACGGTTTCATCTCTTATCGAGTAAATCCCTTTATCATCGCCAGAAAGGCACTTTACAATAGAATTGCTTTCAAATTTGTCAAGTTCGTCATCAAACGGTGTCATGTATTTCACATCGTTTGAAAGCGGAAACGCTTCACCGCATCTATCGCAAACCATTGTCATTTTCACCACAACTCCCAACTAGCCTTGAGTTCTTTTCCGATTTCAACAGAAAGTTTCTTGATGATGATTCTTGCGTGTTCATACTGAGCTTTCACGCCGTATGAATAGTCTGTGACGATCTTCTTCGGGCTTTCATTGTTTCTCATTTTCTTTCTAAGGTTTTCTTCGTTTTTCATAAGGAGTTCGCTTTGGTACAGCCCCAGAAGCCTTACCAATTCTTGTTTTTCAGACAGTTGCATTTTCTTTCTCCAATCTTTCCAGCAACGCATCCACGTCATACCGCCAATGGACACGCAGCCTTTTTGCTTTGACCTCTATCCCCTCTTGCTCTGCCCATTGCCAAGGGATGCTCTTGCAGCTTTCATTGTATCGGAACGCCAGAACCTTGCTAGCAGGGATTGCAAAGGTGCGGTTGACCGCCCGATAATTGACTATCACATGGGCGGTCTGACCGCTGTATCCCATTGCATCCACCATGTCCGTGATATGCTTTTCCTTGCGGTATTTGTACTTTGCCTTGTCGTACTTACCGAACACATTTTCCAGAGGGATAGAGGGCGTTTCAATGGTTTTCAGCTCAAACAGGTGGTTCATCGGGTATCGGTACACAAGGAAGTCGCAGATGTTGTCGATAGAAAAGGACAGGTTCTCGTTGCCGCCGTAGTAGGTGGCAGCGCTGTCTTTCAGTCGGTAGCACCACGCATCGGGGGGAACGGATGCTTTGAAGTCTGCTTCAAACTGCTTGCCGGTGTTCATTCGTTGTCCTTTGGTCGTTTGGGGAGTGGCATCCAGAACGGCATATTGTCAGGAAACGACTCCGCAAGGGTCATATTCACAATTCCCGCACGTTCCGTATTGCTATACCAAACCAAAATGTTTCCCATCGAATCTCCGTCCCATTTGTGAGGTGGATTTTTCACTATATCTTTCCATTCATTCATCCTCGTTTACCTCCAAATTCACGGAATATGAGTTGCTTTGTCAGCGGGCTTTTCCATTTCTTTCATAATTCGCTTATGTTCTTCCACTGTCATGTTGTTCGGAAAAAGCACCTGTCAACAATCTCAAACGGCTCAATATAATGATCAAGAACATCTCGTGCTTCTTTTCGTGCCTTTTCGACACACAGTTCGATGTAATCATCTTCCGTCATGTTGTAGTCGGTAATGCAATCAACAACCGAAGAAAACCGACACAGCAAGCCATTAGGTTGTCTTGCAATAAACGCTCCCATTTATCGTTCACCTCTAAATTCACTTCCGAGATACCGCTTCTTGCCACGTTCCCGGTGCTTGTCCTCGTAGTTGCGGTGGTATACGCTCTGGCTGTGGTTCAGCTCATGCACGAACGCCTTGCGTTCCTCGAAGTCTTTCTTCTCTGCCTTGTACTTCTCGCAGGTGTCGTGGCAAGCTTGGTGACGTGACGGGCAGTCTTTGCAATAAGTAATCATTCTTCGCCAAATCTCCTTTTTGTTACAGCCATCGGGAACTCTTCGATTTCCGATGCCCACCGTGCGGTTCCATCTCCGTATGCTCTTTGCCAGACCAGAGGGAAACCACCCAGACCATCGAATAGGCTACCCAGTGTAGGCTTTTCTTTTAGGTAAGGGCGCATCTTCTGCACCAACCAAAACCACTGCGGCAAAGCGATTGAGTTGCCTAGAGCCTTGTACCGTGGGCTGTCAGCGTATTTGTGCTTCTTTCCTTTGCTATCCGTCCAGTCACCAATGTCGGTGTATCCGTCCGGGTAGCCTTGTAGCCGTTCACATTCAACAGGGGTCAAGCGGCGAACAATCCAGCGGATGGCTTTCTCTGCAATCAGGAGCTCGCTGCCATTGCCGATGTTCCCTGCTTTCGCTTTCAAGGTTGAGCATTTGTCGCTTTCCTTGTAGTGGCTGAACGACTGTTCGTTGAAGGTCTTGCGTTCGATTGCAATGGCCGTGTAATCTGTGATTCTGTTTTCATGGTCTCCTGTGATTGTCGGCACAATTTTGCCATCACCATTTCCACGAGCATCATAAACAACAGGCTGAAACAATGTCTGGTCTTGGAGTGTTGAAAGCGTTGCGCTTTTTTCGGTTTGTACCAGCGTACCTTTACCACCACCCTCACATCCAGAACGGATTTTTAGAGTGTAGGCTGCGGGTTCTGTGCATCGAGTCGAAGTCTCTCGATGGTCTGATTCCAATACTCGTCCAGTTCCTTTTCCTCCAGACCTTCCTGTTCCTTCACTTTCTGCATCACCTGTGATAGAGTTCCCGGATTCCACCATTCGATCATATCCAGCAACGCTTGCTTCAGGAGTTCGGGCAAAGGTTTTCCACGCCGGGATGCTCTCACAAGGATTCCCTGACAGGCTCGTGCGCTCAAATAGTATTTCTGCGGCACGTTGTCCTCCAAAATCTGCGACAAGCGCGATACGTTTTCTACGTTGGGGAACTCCCCAATATTGAGCGTCAAGCTGTCGCCAAGCCAGAGACCATCCATTACCAGAAATCGCTCCAGCTTTTTCCCACTTTCCGTTCTTTCCTGAAGGTCGAGGAATTGAAGCGTCTGGTTGTTCCACGCGGGCAAGTTCTTCCAGCACGGCTCTGAAATCTTCTCTTCTGTTGGAGCTGAACGCTCCGGGCACGTTTTCCCAAACAGCGAAAGTTGGATACAGTCCATTTGTGCTTGACCTCATTTCTTTTATGACTCGAACCGCTTCCATGAACAACCCAGAGCGTTCTCCGGCAAGTCCCGCCCTGCATCCAGCAATGGACAAATCCTGACACGGGCTTCCGAACGTGATGCAATCCACAGGCTCTATCTTGTCGCCGTGAATCTTTGTGATATCGCCCAAGTGTTTCATCTTTCCAAACGCCCGTCCAGCCAGATAGCGCAGCTTTTATATAAGGTAGGCGGTCATGACTTTGCAGAAGCAAAAGCCTTGCTCATATCAGCGATAATGTCATATCGGTCTTGATACTTGCTATACACGGTCGTTCCAGTGCCAAGCCCAATCTGCGTCTGGTTGATAGATGCAGGAACTATGTAGATGCTTTCTTTTTCTTCGCTCTTTGCGATCAAAAAGTAAACATCACAAGTCGGAAAGCGTTTTTCAAGGTTAAACGAATAGCAAAAACTCTTATTTGCTTTGCTCGGCCTTGCCGTTTTCACATCAACCTTAACGCTTCCATTAACATAAAGGTCATAGGCGTATCTAGTTGACATTCGCTCAACCGCAAATCCATGTTCTTCCAGCAGTTTTGTAGCAAGGTCTTCGCCATACTTTCCGAATTGCGTTTCGCTTTCTTTCATTTCGACATTGAGGATTTCAGCTATTTTGTAATAGCCACCCGGAAAACGGCGAATTGCATTTGTCAACTTGTCGTTTCCGTAATACTCGCTCAATTCACTTCTTGATGGCATTCTGGTTAAACCAGTGGCAGACATACAGGCTTTCACATACAGCAAGATTTTATCTTGCGTCCAATGCGTTTTTTCTTCCTGATTCATGCGCATCTCCAATCAGAATGGCAACGAACCATCATCGTCAATCGCAGAGAAGTCATTGTTCGCGCCCTGCGAGTAGCTGGAGCCAGACCCACCAGCCAGCGTTTTCTTCGGCCTGACCTCATAATCGCCGGAACGAATCTTGTCCACGCTGGTGAAGCGGTCAACGACAAGTTTCGTCTTGACGTTGCCATCGTTGCCCATGTACTCCTCCTCACGGAGAACCACGCCGACCAGCTTGCCGCGCAGGGTCTTTTCGTCGTTGTTGAACTTGTAGCCGGGATTGGACTGCTCCACAGCGGTGATAAAGCCCTTGAAGAACGGCAACGCCTTCTCCTTGTAGCTCTTGATGGTCTTGCCGCCCCATGCCCATTCGCCCGGATTCAGCTTGCCACGCTCTACAAGGGAAGCGGTCTGCTCACGCCAGTAACCCTTAAACTCGCCCTCTGCGACTTCCCACTCGATGTTCAGGCGCTCCTTTGCGGGTTCGTCCGTTGCCTTGCAGATACCGGCAACATAGCCGCCAACAGGCA